TGGGATGTAGAGACAAAGCATGGCTTTGTTAAAGTAGAACTTCCTACAGGAGTAACCCAGAAGAAACTTCTAGAGAATGCTGACAAAACCTCTGCTGAAATTAACACTCTTCTATTAACTGGATGTGTTCTCTCAGTAAATGGAAAACCTTCAGTAGGAGCTTACACAGTTCTTAGCCTAGGCATAGGTGACCGCACAAAGATCGTAGAAGAGATCATCAACCGTAACCCAGGCCCACGCCTTGGGGAGGTGACCAAGGTCTGCAAGGCATGTGCAGAAGACATCGCTCTTCCGCTTAGCCTTGTTGATTTGTTTCGTTTATAACGAAAAAGATTATGAAAACTTGTTAGACCAGTACGAGTACTTGACCCGTACTTTTACTGGTTGGACTCTAGCGGATATAAAAAGCATGTCTGTAAGAGAGCGTTGGAACTGGATAGAACGAGCTAGGAAGAATGGAAGGTACTAATGGACGACAGCAAAGCTGCCTTAAACATAGGTTCTAGCGTTGGTGGCGGTAGCAGTGTCTCCATGTCTATCACCAACATTAAAAAGGATATTCTTGGCCTTTCTACCGTAATAACTAATACGCTTCAACCTGCCATTGACAAGATGGTGCGCTCTCTTAATAGCGTTAAAATCCCTACCCTTTTAGATTCTAAAGGTAACCCTATTAGCTCGTCTAACTTTGGTGGGGACAAGGTAGCTGACAACGGTAAATCTGGAACAACTAATGCCGGATCTACTGCCGGTCCTACAACCAATCAAGTTGCAGATAACGGTAATGGTAACGGCATCTTTAATAAAGTTGCTGCTGGAGCCGCTTCATTTAGCCAAGGTATGGCTAAAGCCCAAGGTATATCTGATGCTGTATCAAACCTTTTGCCATCTACTCAGACGGCAGTTATGCAGGACTTTCTTACCAATCGTTCTGCGTTCTATGGTCAAGGTGGCTACGGAGGAACTCTAGGGCAACAGACTTCTGCAGTAAGATCTCTTCAGAACTCTTTGGCTAGAAATGGCACAGCTTTAAACTCGATGGATACCACTAACGCCTTAGCTGCTGCTCAAGCAACAGGACTTACTGGAGCAAGTAACTTCAACCAAGTAATGCAAGGTGCTGCAAGCGCTTCAAACTTTACGCCTGGTCTAGGTGTAGCTGGAGCCACACAGGAGATAGGCGCTAGCCTAAATGCTCCTGGAACAGTTAACATGTTACGCACCATCGGCATCAATCTTCGTGGCGCCAACGGGTCTATGATGACAATGGACCAAGTAGTAGATCAGATTTGGAATTACTTAACAAAGTACAACGGCGGTAAAGTTCCCACAAAGCAAGCTCTTCAGTCGTCTCTTATCCCAGGTAACGGTATCTATGGGATGTTGAATAACCTATTCAACGGGGATGCCACAATGGTTCAGATGGTAACTAACATGTTGCTAGCTAAAGCTCAATTTGGCGGACAGCAACTAGACACTATAAGCAAGTCTCAACTTATTAAAGCTGGCATTCAAACTCAAACAGTCTCAGATATAGCTAGCCAAACAGCTGCTCAAACGCAGCTCCTTACAAGCACAGCCTCTGCAGCCTCTGGAGGATATGACGCAGCGACTAAGATTAATACGGCTGCCACAACGTTTGAAAGCGCTGTAAAAATATTTGCTGGTGCAGCTGCTGTAAACTCTTTGGTTCAAGGTATAGGCGGAGGAACTATAGGAACCATAGCAAAAGTTATCGGTAAGATACTTCCGTTTATTGGCTTTGCTGATGGAGGGCCTGTTAAAGAGGGCGGCCCTATGGGTCAGGGCGATCTTCCATACGTTGTTGGTGAAAAAGGACCTGAGCTTTTTATTCCTAAGTCTGATGGAACTATTATACCTAACCATCTTTTAGGAAAGTTTACTGGAAAAGCTGGCGGAGGAGATATAGCTGCCTATGAGTCTAGTTTCTTTAAAGATATAGGTGCTCCCAATACCGCTGCTAATAGGTCTACATTAGAACAATGGATGATGTACGAAAAGGGAAGCAACCCAACCCAATGGAATAACCCTATGAACACCACACTAAGTATGTCTGGTTCTACGTCTGTTAACTCAGAGGGAGTACAGAAGTACTCAAGTTTGACTCAAGGAGCTTTGGCTAATGCCGATACCCTTCTTAACACAAAGGGTGAAGGTTATGAGTCTATTCTTGCCAATCTGCGTAAAGGTGATTCTAGCTCAAAGACTTGGGCATCTATCGTTCAATCTGGATGGGTAACTGGAAAAGTTGACCCTAAGAGAACCTCTTATGGTGCGGGCGGAGGAACTTCAAGCGGAGTAGCCTCTGGGTCCTCTTCGGCACCTATGCCTACTAGTTTAAATGCTGCAGCGTCCGCAGCCTCCTCAGAATTTGGTTCAGGAGCAGGTAACGTTAACTACGGAGGATTTACTATACAATTTAACGGAATTACAGACACAGCGAAGATTGCAGCTGCAGTTAAAAACATACTTAGTAATCCCGCCGCATCTATAGGAAAGAAGTAACGCCATGGCCGCTAATAATACTAGTTCAGGTAAAGGCGCTATAGGCACAGTTGATCTAAGCAAACTTGACCCTCAAGTAAGAAAAACTATTTTAGAGACAGCTGCTGTCGATTACGCCATATATGGAAACACAAATAAAGCTGTAAAGTTATCTGTTCCGTTTGTTACTTCAAGCGGTGGCGGTTACTATGAACTAAACGGCAAACTTACAACAAATAAACAGGCTGTGTTTACCCCTCCCCCACCTCCACAACCTACACCAAGCAACACAACTCCAAAAGACATTAAGTTTAACTTGCCTCCTCATTTGTGGAGTTTGCCCGCAAAAACAGACTCTTTAAAAACAGGACCTATCACTACAGACGGATACCGTTTATCACGTATGTGGTGTTTTCAAGCACCTGACCCTGTAATAACAAACACTGATGCATCAAAACAAGCAACTAATGGTGGAACAGTAACAGACTACACAGCAGCACAATTAGCAGGAACTGTTGTAAAACAGTCTAGTGTCCCTGTTGACAATCAGTGGGGTTTTCAATTTCTATGGAACCCTACTAGTATTACCACATCTCTTACACGTAATATGAGTGTTACTCCAAGCTCTACTGACCAGTATGCAGGACTAGCTGGAATGTTTAGTGCTATGGAGCAGATATCATTCTCCATAGTAATTGATAGGGTTAACGACTTTGCATGTGCTGGAGGAGCTGCCTTAACTACCGGAGCTGATCAAACCAGATCTTATGACCAAGGAGCCCTCAACACTTTAATTAGTCAAGGCTATTATGCTGGAGGATACCCGTCAAAACCAGTAAACCCTGAACAACCGATTGACCAACTTAACGCATTACTGCGACTAGGTACTATGGCAGATGTCGAGTATATATTTAAGATGCTTAACGGAACAGGTACTGGAAGCGGATCAAATCAAAAAAACTGGACAAATGCTTTGGGCAAGCACACAGCTGACGTAGCTTTCTTAAATCCAACAGCAGTGGCTATTCAGTTCGGCCCTACTATTAATAACCTTTCTTATGTAGGTTACATAGATAGTATGCAGATTGTGCACTCTATATTTACTCAGGACATGCTCCCACTACACACTGAGATAACAGTTTCTTTCCTTGGATTCTCAATGCTAACACAGACGGCAGGAGCTATTTAATGACGATTCTAAAAGGTTCTAGGTATGAGCGTTCGACTATTGAATTTGTAACTAACACCCCTAATGGTGACGGCAATCCAATAGTTTTTTATGAGCGGGTACTTTTAGGCAAGTTGACTTACAAAGACCATGTATACGTTGAGGGCGAGCGTTTAGATCAGCTTGCGTACCTTTACTATAAAAACCCAGAGTACTGGTGGATCATACCTGAGTACAACCCTCAAATCCCAGACTTTACTAACATCGTTCCTGGAACAGTTATAAGGATACCTAGTGTTTAATTACGTATCCGTAGACTTCCCTAATACCAGTGTGCCTCCTGTAATGGTGTACAACTTAGCTTTGTACCAAAACAGGTATGAGCATGAGGTAGCGGTTATTCAATTTCGAGACTGGAACGTAAATTACGATTCCGTTCAAGCAGGCTCTCCTATATCTTTTACAATAGCGAGTCTGTCAAACTCTAGAACTTTTTATGGGTATGTTCACCACGTAAACTTAAACCGCGATACTGGAACAAGTATTACAGAGGTAACTGCCATAAGTGCATCCTTTGTAATGAAGAACCAGTACCAACAAGTTTATAAAGGTTTGTCTGCAGACGCCATTATTCAACAAATTGCAAAGAGAAATAACTTTGTCTGTTTCTCTGTGCCACATCCTCGTATATACCCTCAAGTATCTCAAGCAGGGCACAGTGATTGGGAGCTTTGTGTACGCTTAGCTAAGCAATCTGGCTACACTCTTCGAACTCAAAACACTGAACTTTACTTTCAACCTATGCTTTATGATTACACAAATATGCGGGCTAATGCTCCAGTATTTACTATGAGAGAGTCTAACGACCCCAACGGATCAACACTATATTCGTTCATGCCTACCATAAGTGAGTCTATGGAGTACGGTGGAGATGAAACAAAAGCAGCCGTAGCTGTCTCTGGTTTAGACCCTAACACGCTTTCACCAATATCTATTACAAAACAGTCCAGGGCTAAGACAACTAAAAATACAGCTTCTCCAGAGTTTTTTGATAGGTTTGATACCTCCACAGTTATTACAGACTCTACGGTAGCTGCTCATGAGTCTGAAGCCGCTGAAAATAGAAACATGTTTCCTTACAGAGGTACGGCTGAAGTAAAAGGTAACGCATCTTTGCGCCCAGACATGCCTGTTTATATACAAGGAGTTGGCTCTACATACAGCGGTTATTGGACCATTCTTGGAACAGAGCACAAAATAATTGAAACAGAGAGAAACTCTCAAACATATACGACTGTGCTTCATCTTGGAACAGATTCATTAGGATCGGCTGTTACGTGGACAGACGGAAATACAATCACAGCACCAGCCAGTAATCCAGCGCGCACTATAGTTCCAGGGGTACGACAAACGGCTATCGCGCCAGTAACAAAACTAATTAAAGGGTCCCTTAATCTTGGGCCTCAGTCCAAAGGTTACTTTGGAATCGCAACCAACAGATCTAAACCAACTACTAGCGGCCAGTTGGTCAATGGACCTGTATGGGTCACTGGTACACTTACACTAGACCCAATTACACAGCCGTCTACTAGCGTCTATCAGACTAATACGGCCCCACAAGGTAAGGTGCCAAAAATACTATGAACGGCGACATTCGCTTCTATGGTATGTATGAGGGCATATGCACTAATAATGAAGACCCAGATCTTAAAAATAAGATTAAATTGCAAGTGCCTCAGGTATTAGGTACCGATGAGACTGATTGGGCAAAACCCTGCCTTCCAGTTAATGATAACTCTAACCACCCAGATCATCAAGCCCATACTGCCTCTCAGGTTGCGGCCTTATTGACCACAACTCCTACTACAGCATCA